CTGGAGGTAGCGCGCCCAACGCATCTGTAACCTTGCGGATTTTCTGATCGGAATTTAATCCGATGAAATCTTTCGTCGATAGCCCGATCAGCGCTAGAGACTTCGCCGCTTTTTGATTTACCTGCTCCGCCTGGGTGATGACCGTCGAAAGTTTCCCGATCGACGCGGTCATATCGCCGACTTCGCCGCCCGCATCCTTCGCCGCCTGCACATAAACAGACAGCGTTTCCGTCGAGGCTCCCGTCACCTGCGAGAGACGCGCGATCTTGACGCCCGACTGAAAAACTTCGTTTCCGAATTCGGCCAGTTTTTCGACCGCGAGAATTTCGACAAAGCCCTGGAACGCCTCTTTCAAATCGAGAGTCGAATCCGCGACTTCTTGCTCCTTGGATTTGAGGGATTGCAACTGCGAGATAAGCTGCTTAATCGCCGCCGCGACTCCGCCGTCTTCGGCTGTTATTTTTACTTTTACTTCTGGCGCGTCAGGCATTTTGTCGAATCACCTTAAAATCTTCGGTGGATCTGGTGGTTTGCCAGGTCTTTTCTTGTGTGGGGCCATCGTCGCCCAGATTAGACGCTCGATGTAGTAATTTTCCAGCGCGGATTCCTGTAGGTAATCGATGAACGCTAAAAAAATATCGCGAAGGGGCCAGTTAACGACTTCCTCGATCTTCGCTGGATCGAATCGTGCGACTTTTCGAATTATTGGTGCGAAGCTGCCGAGATCGACTGATCCGCGCTCTCGATACCGTGGTCCGGAGCGTTCGGGCTCGAAGATTTCGGGGAAGTCGTCGATGATTCCTCCCCTAACAGAAAAAAAGCGATCACGAAATTGACGATCGTCGTTCGCATCGCGACTTTCTCCGCCGTATCGGTGATGTCCGCGAAGATTTCCGCGTTACGCTCCGCTTCGGCGCGCCGCCATTTCTTTCCGACTTCGGTCAGAATCCCGGCGACGATGTGATTCGCCATTCCCGATCCTATGATCGTAACCAGCAATTCCTGCGCTGATTTGTCGGTTTTCTTCCCACTCGCGAGACGAACAAGGCAATCGTTCGCGCCCGATTGACCCAGCCAATACAGGATGTAATCGTCCTGCGCCGCCGTGACGCGCTGTGAAACGCCCTCGAAATCCCTTCCGTCGAGCCTGATTTTTTCTCCCGCCATTTTCCCTCGTTGAAATAAAAAACGCGCCGATCCGGATGTCCAGGTCCATCGGCGCGCCGATCCGTCCTGGTAGGGACGGTTTTACCACGTTTTTAAGCTAAGAACGTCGCCCGATAGAACGGCTGCGTCGGATGATTGATGTAATCGCCCAGGACTAAGCCATCCAACTGCCAATTCCCGTAATCGTCCGCGATCAATCCGATCTGGCCCGTGGGCGACAGATTGATGTTCCAAACGTCCAGCGCGATTTTCTGGCCGTCCGTAGGATCGGGAGAGAATTTTATCGCGCCTGAAATTACAGGCGATACTCCGCCCGCGACTTCCGTCTGCGATCCGACCAGCGTGTGATACGTGACGGTCGTCACGTCGCCGTCAACTGCTGATGTCGTGGCCGGGAAATAAAATAATCCCGTCACCGGATCGACCAGGAGGTAATCCGTGCCTGAAACGAGCGGGACGGCATTATTCGTGAGCACTGGCGGCGTTCCGACCGCATCGAGATTCCGGAAGAGAGTTTGGAAGAAGCGGCCCCTGTGCGTTCCGACCGCCGCAGGGACCAAAACTTCCGCCGTATGCGTGGCTACTGCCGTCGAGACCGTGGTTTTCCCGTTCCCCATGAGAACGAGGTCCATCACGTCGTCTTTGAAATCCGTCCCAGTGATCGCAATTTTAATCTGACGCTTTTTCAGCGCCGTCGCGATCAGGGACGCGGACGCGTTGATCGACTCATACAACTCCGCGATGTCGTCCTTCGGCTCGAGCTCTAACTTCGTGCAATTTCCGAACGGATAGAAACCTTGCTGAACGCCCGCGATAATTTTCGCGAACATTACAAGCCCTTTTCCGAGCATCGGGATATTTGGCAGGGGGTAATTGACTGCGGTCATTTGTGCTTCTCCTTTTTCCTAGCCCTTCGAACTCGGATCGATACGGCTCGTCCGATAATTGATTTTCAAATGAATCGTGGCACTCGCGAGAGGTATGTCGCCTTCTTTCGAAGCCCAGATTGTTTTCTGTTCCTCGACGCCGTTCGCGAGCCCGCCGAATTTCTCATTCGAAAAAAATTGATACAGAACCCATTGGATCAACGGATCGAGCGCCTGATCCGGTGACACGCCCGTCGATCCTTGCGCCCGACACTCGGCTGCTACTGTCATACCACGCTCTGTCAGCGGTGCAGCGACTTTCGATCCGATTGTTGTCGGAGTGTCATCCTCGAAATAAACCAGGACCGCAGGAACTTGATCCAACTCGATCGGCCTCGTTCTCTCTCGATGCACCGTTAGGCCCGTGGGCTGCGACGGCGCGGGGCTTGGACCGCCCGCGCTGGATAGATTCGCCATCGCCTGAGAAATAATCTGTTCGCGGATCGTCGCCATTTATTTTCCGGTCGGAAACGTCTGTCCCGTCGTCGGCGCTGGAACTCCGGAGACAAAATTTCCCATCACCAGGCTTTTTGTTAAAAACTTTTTTCGCGGAAATGCGCGGTCGAGCGTCGTATACAGAGGCGACGCCCCGCAAAAATCCGGTGATTTCGGCGCGCTCATTCGTACCTCAAGAGAATCGCGCCCGGCGTATTGTTATTCCATCCGATCTGCTGATTCCACACGATGAAGTTTTTCGCCACGTTGTAAACGCTCAAGGTCACAACGCTTTGGTCTGCGACATCGGGGGACCGTGACATAAAAATATCGCCAGTGGGATTTCCTAGCGCCCCAATCATCGGGAAAATCGGAGACAGCAGCGAATCCGATCCGGAGACGGACAAATCCACGCCACTCGTCAAAGCGACTAGCGGACTCCCGGTTAATAGGGGGTCCACGCCCCCGTTCGATGCGTTGTGGATCACTTGCTGGAACTGAGAATTCGCGACATTTGGCGTTGGCGGAAAACTACAAACATGGACGTACTCGTTCGTCGGCGCGCCCGTGTGATCAACCGATCGAGCGATCGAAAAGCACGCGGAGTAATACGAATGTGGAAATCCCGTCAGTCCATCATCGAAAAGAAGAAAAGAGAATCGCCCCGAACTCGCCGAGACGAAGCAGGGATACTGTACCGTTGGCGAATCTTCCGACGAATAAAATGCGACGTTACATCGCGCCCCGTGCGGAACCGTCATATTTCCCGCGCCGTCCGTCCCGTTCGTTCCGACCGTGTAGTGGATTTCGGGTCCAGCTGAGCCCGTCTGTCCGTATTCGATCTTGAGCGTTATCGGGCACGTCGCTGAAAGCGCGTCGCTCGATTTCCAGATTTCGTACACGGGTGATCCCGACGCTGGGACCGCGACGATCGAACTCCAATTCACTTGCCCGCTATCGCCCTGCAGCACCCATCCGCCCGCCGTGAGCGCGTCTGAAAGAAATTGCGCCCACGCTTTGAAATTCGCCAGCGTCGAGCAATCCGGAAAAAGACTTGCGGAATTTATCATCGCCTCAACTCTCCATATTTACGCGGGTGAACGTAATATCGTTCGCGCCCGTTGAATCCAGATTCGTGATTCGATACGCGATCGCCGTCGTCACGCTCGATTCACAATTCGCGCCATACGCCACAGGGGAAAAAATCCAGGTTTTATCCGCTGGCAGGTTGAGATCGCAAATCACGCCATGCTGCGTTCCAGCCGCGGGAGGCGTCGTCGCTGGGCGACTCGCGTCCGCGTCACGCTGCGCCGCCGTCGAATACAACTGCACGCGCGCGAATTTCGTCATCGAAAGTTTCAGAAGCGCGAAGGATTTTCCGAGTGCGACTTCGCCCGTCTCGCTCGCGCCATTCGCTAACGATCCCGTCGTGAGATCGACCGTCGATCGCGCGATCGTTCCCGCTGGCCCAGTCGGTCCCGCTGGTCCGACCGCGCCTGGAGCGCCGTTCGTTCCGTTGGTTCCGTTCGTCCCGTTCGTGCCTGCAGCTCCAGCAATTCCCGCCGCGCCTATCAGGGAGACTGACGATCCCCACGCGCCCGATATCTTCGGCCCGTACAAATGATCCGCCGTCGTATCGAGATAGAAATCGCCGTCGTTTCCAAGGCCATTCCCCGGCGCGCCCGTTCCATTCCGGATCGACGATCCATCCGTCCCGACTTTTACGACTGCCGATCCCGTCCCGATATAAAGCTTCTGATCGTCCGTGTCGTACAGCAACTCGCCCAGGGACGCGACGCTCGGTCGATCCGCCGCCAACCCGCGCCGAATTTTTATCGTTGCGCCCATTTAGAAGCCCTCTCCGTCGATCGCCGCGCCTGTCGGCGCTGGATTATAGAGCGCATCGCCGATCACAGGTCCCGGCGTGTCCGTAAACGCTCCGCCGTCGAAAACATTTCCCGCCGCGCCCAACAATAATTTCGTGATCGCTCCATCGTGAATCCGGAGACGCTCGCGGATCGTGTACTCCGAACCGTCCAGGATCACCGGATTATCGATCAAAATTCCAGGGAAGGCCGAAGTCTGAATCAGAACCGTGGTCACTGGCATGACGACGATCCCGCGTTCGCCGTCCGCCTGAAATGCTTGATCCTCCTGATCGACGATCCCGACACCCGCGATATTGTTCACAAAAATCGGAACACCGAAGTCTGCGAACATTACCGGAATGTCGGAATCGCCGAAAGGAGTCATGTGTTATTTATCGCTGGTCGTCTTACCCGGGCCGTTTGCACTGGCGCCCTTCGCCGATCCAGACAACTCTTCCTGGTTCTTCACCGCCGCCGCCGTTCCCGTATTCGGATAGCCAGCCGGAGGCTCTTTACCAGCGTTCCTGGCGTCCGCATCCATTCCGCGCGTCATTGCCGCGTTCGGTGGTTCGCCCTTGTTCACGTCGTCGCCACTACCTGCGGACAATTTCGCTTCCTTCGCGCTTTCTTCCGCCGTAGGTTTCAGGGTTTTCGAGATCGCGCCTTTCGCCAACAAATCCTTGGCTACGTCGTCATCGTCGAGCGAAAAAATATCGCCCGCTTTGACTGCCGCGCGAGTCGCCTTTCCTTCCTCAGCCTTCCCGAACGAGACGTTCGTCAGCGCCCGGTAATTCGTGCCCTTCGATTTTGCATCTGTCGTCATGTTCATTCCCTTCCCTACTAGATTTTTGAAAACGTACCGCCCGCGCGGAATGTAAATATATTTACACTCCGCGCGGGGCTAAGGTTTTTACGAATGAGCGTTGGTGAACAGATAACCGAGGTCCGGCGCGGTGATCAACTCTTTCAGTGATTCACCGATCCGGAGACGCACGCCGCCGCGCATCCCGAGGTCTTGGTCGATGATCCGGCCCGCGATTCGCGATCCGAATTGTGCCGTGAGGCCGAACGAGACTCCCTGATCCGCCGACGCCAATGAATCGCGATAGATCAGAGCCGCCATGCTTCCCCATACACGCTGCACCGTGGGCGTCTGCCCAGGCTTCGCAGTGTTGAGGAAACCCTGTCCGACGTACACCGCATCCAGGCCGAACAATTGCGCCAGGAAGTCGAGAGGCGCGATGCCGCTATCGCCGATGTTCCCGTAATACGCTTTCACGATTTCGGGATTCGAACGAAGCGCCGTCGCGACGTTCTGCGCCAGCACGAGGATGTTGGGACGCATGACCATCGAATCCATCGCAGACGTGATGTCCGCGATCGGCGTCGAGAGGCTGTAATCGTCCCACGCGTGTGCGAGTGTGGCCTTGTTCGCCGTGGCGTAATTCGTGGCGTTGAAAACCAGATTCGCCGCTCGCACTTCGCGATCGAGCAGAATCAGGTTCGTGGTGACTTCCGTCCCGCGAGATTCAGGATCGTATCCGGTCCCGACCGCGTTCTCGATATCCACTTGAGGAATTGGATTATCGAGCGCGTAGTCCACGGTGGAAGCCGTGGCTGCGGTCGCGCCGAATTCGGCCTGGGTTACTTTCGACGTGCGTCCGACCTTGGTATCGGGCACCGTGAAAGAATCTGCGAGATTAAATTTCAAATATCGGAAGTCCTGCTTTCCGACTGGAACTCGCGGGAGAACATCGTCCGCGATCAAACGGTTATTACGGTAATTCACCGTGATAGACGTTAGAAACGGAATTACTGGAATCGGTGTGTTGCTCAAGGCATTTCCATCCTTTCAAACTTTAGATTTTTATTGCGCCCGACGAATCGGGGCTAAGATTTTTGTCGCTCACCGATCCCCGATTACGGATTCAGCGATTGAACAACGAGCACGGGGATCAGGTCTCCGACTGCCGCTGTCTCCAGGGCAATTCCGATCACGCGATCCGTCGCTGCCGACGCCACAGCCAATCCCGCTGCGTTCGCCGTAACAAGTGCGCCCCGGTTGATGACGCCCGCCGATTTGATTTCCATGATTCCCATGAGCGTCACGTCCAAACGATCGCCCAAGGCTGGATTGCAAAACGGGTCCGTCACTCCGAGCAGCGCATCCGTCGCCGCTGCCGCCAGAACTACGGTTCCCGAATTCGAAAACTTCACAATCGAATTCGGCGTGATCCCCGCCGCTCCAGCGATAAAACTCTTTTTCAGAATTTGATTCGACACTGTGCAACTCCCTTCGATCTAAGATTTTTCGTTCTACTTCCGATCTCGATTACCGCTTACCGCGTGGGCACACCTGCCCGCTTGTAAACGAATTCCGTCGCCTCGATCATCGAAATCTTGATGCCCTTGGCGTTCATCTCATCGTGGTGCGCCTTCGCTTCCTTCGCGAGTGCGTTAGCGTCAACTGGCTTTTTGTCTTTCGTCGCCTTCGGATCGACTTCCTCCGCCGCGACGTGATCGACTGGCGCTGGTGCGTCGGTACGGATCGAAGTCAGCTTGTCCGCCTTTTTTTTGTTCTCCGCCTGCACGATCTTGACCGCCGCTTCGGGTCCGGTGGTCTTGCCATCGAACTTCAATTCGGCGATGAGCTTCTCGTGTCCAGGGATCAGAACGTTTTCGACGGCCTGAATTCGTTCCCTTTCGGTTTTCGCGCCATCGTTGAATCCCGCTTCGAAATGCGAATCAGCGATCGCCTGGAACTGAGGTTCCAACGAAGCCTGCATCTCTGGCGCGAGTCCTTCGATCGGCGCAACTTTCAATTTAGTTTTCACTTTCGATTGCTCCTTCCGATTTTTTATTTGTGGTACTGCTGCGCGAGACGTGCCACCGCACCTTGCAGCTTCATTGCATTTTCGTGATTCAGCGCCGCGACTTGCGCCGCCATCGTGGAAACACCGTCCACGAGGCCCGCTTTGACCGCCTGCTGCCCAAGAAAAATTCTGCCGTCTGCCATTTCGTCGGAGACTTTCGCGACTCCGACGCTGCGATTCCTCGCAACGGTTTCGACGAAATTCGAATAGATGTGATCGACCATCGATTGAATCGACGCCCGCCCATCCTGACTCAACGGTTCATGGCTCGACGCGATCCGCTTGTACTTCCCCGCCGTGATTTCCGTTATCTTCACGCCCGCCGCGTGCTCCGCCTGCGAATAATCCTCGTGCGTCGCGACGACTCCGATCGATCCGACTTTCGTGGAATTATCCGCCGCATAAATTTTGTCCGCCGCCGATCCGATCCAATACGCCGCCGACGCCATCGTGCCATCCGCGATCGCGACGATCGGCTTCGATCCACGCGCGTTGTAAATCAGATTCGCGAGAGATTCCGTACCGTCTACCGTTCCACCAGGGGAATCGATCGACAGCACGATCGCCTTCACTTCCGGATCAGACATCGCGGCCTTGAAATCCGACTCGATCATCTGCATCGACGTTCCACCGGAAATATCCATGAACATATTTGCTTTCTTCGCCAGCACGCCTTCGATGTTTACGATCGCCGTCGATCCCTCCATCGCGTACGGCGCGCGTTCATTCTTGAGGGGCCGTCCGATCCGGGCCTCGATCGCCGCGATATCGATCTTGTCGCCGCGAAGATGCGTCGCATAGATCGCGCGAATCTCCAGGAGTTTTTCGGGCATGATCGCCCACGGTGAATTGAGAACGTCGATCAGTTTCATTGTTTTTCCCCGTCGCCCTGTTCTGGCGTATCTGGATTATCCGCAGGTGGAACCGTGGGATTTTCCGTCGTGTTCCCCGGCTTCGCCGGATTCTCCGATCCCTTCGCGCCCAGGGGCTTGATCGGCTGGATCGCTTCCGCTTCGAGCCCGCCCGCGACGCGGGCCGTTTTTTCGCGAACCTGCTGGGTGTGCACGTCTTCCCAAACTTTGCCGCGAAGCTCCATCGTTTCCTCTTTGAGGCTCGACACTCCGACCTGCATCCGCAATTCCGCGGCCTGGATTTCTTTCAACGGATCGATCTGCGCTGGAGCATCGCCGACCCAATTCGCAGAGACATATGCCGCGCGGATCACCGGATCATCAAAGAATCCCGGCGCGTCAACGCGTCCACTCGCGATCGCTTCCTCCAGGAATGCTTCGTAGATCGGCTGACAAAACTGCGTCGCCATAAAATCGCGACGCAACTTGAAAACCTGCCACGCCTGGAGCAACGCCGCGCGCGCCGCCGAATAACTCGCCGTGAAATGTTTTACGAGCACTTCGAACGGAAGGCCCAGGGCAACGCCGATCTGCCGGAGAATCGATTCGACGAACCCGTCATACGCCGTATTTGGCCGTGAAGGATTCGCGAACTCGACATCCTCGCCAGGAACTAGATCGACGATCGATCCGTTCCCCATCCCGATCTGATTTTTATTATTCAGCAGCGTCGATCCGCTCCCCGCGCCGATCGACGGCGTTCCCAGCCCGTCGCCCGATTCCGTTTTCACGAACACCGTGAACATTCCGGAGACTACCGCCGCCATCAATTCCGCTTCGGTATATCGATCGAGTTGCTTGAGAGGCTCGATCACCGGAGCGAGAAACGGAATTCCGCGATTCTGCCCTGGACGTTCGCGAGGAAATAAATGCAGAACGTTTCGTCGTCCCGTAGCCGTCCCGAACGCTTTGACGCGCGCCCACTTGATAGACGACGCCGCCACGTCTCCAGGATGCTGACTCGCGATGTGATACGCGATAGGCGCGCCCGTCTTATCGATCTCGACGCCGCCGACGATTCGATTCCCCGGCGTCGCTCCGTTGTACGGGCCGGAGGTAGTCTGTCCCGTCGTCGTCACGATCTGCGAAGAAATTCCGCCTGCGCCGATCTCCGGAACTAACGCCACAATTCCCGCCGCTCCAGGCGTCGCGATCCGGTCCGCCTCGATCAACTGGATGCGGAGCGAATATGCGCTCGACTTCCCGCTCTGGCTTGCCATAGGAAGAAGCGCGAAGTTATCTCCGGATTCCAACATGGAACGGAACGCGAGCGACTGGAGACCATAAAAATTCTGAGTGCGCGTGATATCGCAGTCCGGATTCTCCGCCCAGCAACGGAATTCACGCTCGACGTTTTCGATCCAGACCGCTGCATCGTCGTCCGACATTTTCAAATATTCAGAATCGGGCTGCGCCTGGAGAGACAATCCCGACCCGATCACGTTCGTCAACATCGTACTGACGGCGCCCGTCGCGATCGGGGTATTCCGAATGAGATCGCGCGATCGCGCGCGCAAGGTCAAGAGATCGTAAATAGAATCCACGTCCGCCGAATTCGCGTTCGTGAACCATGCCTTTGTGGAATTCCGATCGTATCGACCGCCGACGTATCCGCCGACGATCGCCATCGTCGCGCGCGCGTGCGTGCCCCGAACCCCTCTACCCGAAGACACGTATCCGATCACGCGATCGAGCACCGTCGCTGCGCCTGCTTTCGATTGTTCAGGCATTTCT